CACTTAACAGATTATTCATTATTTATCTCCTCCTTTTATAATAGTATGGAATATGCTATTAATGTTATTATAGCCATTATAATCATATATACAACTGTTCCGCCTGACATAGTATTACCTCCTTATCTAGTTACCCAACTATCTCGTAATTTCTGAGTTGGTGTGCATTTCCAACATTCTGCACCATATGGTGGTAAACGTAAGACAACACCTTTATCAATAAAAGCATTCTCTCTAAACCATTGGTATATTCCCTCATTTTCTGAGTAGTTCTTAATTATGAGGGAATCTTCTGTTGTTTTTAAACCTTCTAATTGAATAGTTGCACAGGCTATAGGTTCTCCTATTTTAGATACTAGCTCTACTCTGATCCGTGGGTCATTAGGATTGTGTGTTACTGCTTTAATTATTTCTACAGTGTATTTGTTTCCAAATTTGCTTTCATATTCAAAGTGTTTATTCATTATTCATCTCCTCGTAAAACGCTAAACTATCTATTTTTTTGTGTGTACTCTGTAACATTCTAGAACCGTCATTCTCACAATGATTATACCAAACCACAACTTCATCTTCCCGAACTTCAATAGATTTTATTGTGTGGTATTTATCGTTATTTTTTATAAATACCTTTCCTTTTTTCTTGATACTTAACAAAATAACTGCTGATACTAGGGATATCCTTTTATATTCTTTAAACTTTTCAAACTCCACTCCAATTAGTCTTGATAGACCATGTGTATTATTGCAATGTCCGTTCATAAAATTTCCATTATCAACAATTTCAAATCTATGCCCAGGAGCATATCCGCCACCGTTTATAATTCTGATTTTGTCGCCTACTTTTACATGAAGTAAATCATATAAATCTTCATTTTTAATTAACATTATTTTCCTCCTTTAATTTAAAGTATTTTCTTAAACCTTCTAGTTCCTCTATAACTACATTTAAACTTTCAATATTATCAAACCCTATAAAACCATCGCAATCATCAGTAACTTCTTCAGCGGCATTATAATTTGTTTTTTCAGTGGAACCTATTTCTCTTTGTTTATTTTGATTCTTCAAACCTAAATAAACTATTTGATTTTTATAAAATCCAGTAATTCTTATATCGCCTTTACCAAACTTATAGATAATCTTACCATTAGATAAATTTTTAATCATATATTTTCTCCTTTTAATTTAAACTAGATTGACAATTTCGATGAGTACTGGCTCAGACCTTTGAAAAAAAAAAATCTTTGAGAGGATCAACCACCCCTCAGAGATCATTAGAAACTTGGGATTTCTTCTTCTGAATCTGAACTTGATGCTGGAGTATAGCTTGGTTGGAAATTAATGTTGCGATATGTGCCTGAACCTACTGTGTTATGAGATACCCAGATATCTACAGAGCCTTCAGATGCTAAGGTTAATAGTTCGTCTAAGCTAACTCCTGCAGGTGCGTCAAATTGTGTGTGAAGTTCGTTGGACATTATATTTAAGCTTGATTCAAATACTGCCTCAGTTAATTCTCTACCATTTTCAAACAAGAAGTGAAGCTTTAGGTAGTTTGCTTTACCTTCTTTACCTTCAACTTCTTCGTAGCCTTCTAAAGATACATTATACTTTCCGTCTTCTAATCTACCAAATACTTTTCTGTCTAATAACATGTTGTAGCCTCCTTGTAAATTTACATTAGAGGGTAGGTCATTCCTACCCAATTAACAACCACCAAGAACATTTCTTTTTTGGTTTATATTGGTTTTATATTGGTTTTAAGTGTAAGGGAGAGTGTGTTCGGTATAAGAATAGATACATTCAGTCTAGAGTTTGGTTTATGGTTTTTATTTTTAGTGTAAAATAAATACACTTTTGTTGTATTTGTTTTGGATCACTTTTGTTGTATTTGTTTTGGATGTCGAAGTATTAATCGTGTTGCATATGCAACGTAAATATAAGACCCTCTATTTAGTGATACAGTGAAAGAATATTATTTTTAATATTTTTTTTTTTTTTTTTTTTTTTTTTTTTTTTTTTTTTTTATATTATATATTATATAGTATACAGAGGTAAGGTAAGATTCCCCACACATACTGTGGGTAAGAACATACTGCGTATATTCAAGCCAAAATAAAGAGAGAAATAAATACACTAAAATCAACCAGGAAGAATATTTCTTTTTTGGTTTGGGTTTTGATTTTATGTGTGCAGTAGAGTTTATTCGCACGGGTTTTGGGAATAAAGTATAGTGGACATATTGCGACAGGAGGGAGCACAATCTTGAGTCTTGCGGAGGAGTTGCGATAGATTATATTCTATGTATTAGGAGGCAGTCACCTACCTCCAATTATATTACAGTACTTCTCTGAGTTCTTCTAGTAGTGATTTCAATTTCAGATACTTCTCCCACTCAGGTATAGTTTCATAGTTCACATACTTTTTGATCTCATACTTCTTAAAGTATGCCTCAAGGTGTCTTATATTTCTTAACACCTTAGTTTCTTTGTCTTCTATAGTTTCTTGCATTGCCATTATTTCATCTGGTATCTTAAACATGTTTATCTCCTTAATAATATGGAGACTACCTTGTTGTAGCCTCCTTAAATTCCTAATGCCTATTAGTATCTATTCATAAAGTCTGTGTAGCTTGCAATCTCATCATTTGTTTCATGATTAATTACCACAGTCTCTGGATCTTCACTGAAGTCTTCTGATATTGTATCGTTATATCCTACTGACTCAGCTTCTGAGTATTCTCTAGAAGTACTAGCTTCTAATTCTTCATACTCACCAAACATTCTTAATGCTTGGAGTCTATCTTTAGGATACATCTCTTTAATTGCATCCTTCAGTTCTAACATCTTAGCTTTTACTTCCTCTACATCTACACGTTCTTCTAATAACTTATTATCTCTTAAGAATGTGTAAGTAGATATATTAACTTCTCTAACTGCTGACACTGTGCTGAAATATAATCTAGTGCCATACTTATCATTGAGTGCTAATCTCTCACTCATGTCTAAGTTCTGATACTTACTCATAAGTGTTGAGTAAACTTCCACTACCTTAGGATCCTCCACAATTGCTGATCCACAATCTTGAGTGATATTGTAGATTAGGTCCTTAACTATTTCATTGTAATCATAGTTTAGAAGATCCCAGTTTGTTTCAGAACCTTCTTCATCTTTGTGGAAGCTATACTTTGCAAGCACAGTTCCTTGTGTATCTTTCATAATCACTAACGCATCTGTTCCCATTAGTGCTTTAATAAACTGTGATGTCTGTCTATTAGAGTATCTGTTGATATTCACAGAGCTACTAGCCTCATAAACTAGATCGTCTGGGTCTATCACTACTAAGAAATATCTAGAATTATTATTGTATATATTCCAGTATATTACCTTATTGTAGATCGCTTCAGAGATATACTCTCTATTGATCTTTTTTACATTGTCTCTGTGCTCCTGGTTGTGATACAGTACATGTTTGCAATGTCCACATGCTTTACTACCTGTGATACGTTCCACAGCTCCCCAGTGCATTTTGATAGCTTTGTAGTCGGCTGTGTTTAACAGGTGACTGAGTTCTTTTAATACTTGCATTAACTCCAAGTATCTTTCTTTCATGATGTCATAAGGCTTGTGATTAACCTTGTAACCTTTCTTTAATTTGACATCGTTTCTTATTGCTCTGTTCTCGAACTCTGTTATTACTGTTACATAATTCATAGTCATGTCGCCATCTCCTTGTCGTGCAATTTTGCCCGTTTTAATTGTCATTTGTTTTCCTCCTCTCTATTATTTTGGGGGGTGGGTTTTAAAGTCCCCTGATAAAGGGGTTCTTGCTACGATATATATTATATAAAAGTTTTGTTGTTGTTATTTATTAGTAAATCATGTTTGTTTTAAACAATCTTTGTTTTGAGTCAGGTTTGTTTTGAAACTAAATAGATGGGGGTCTACTTTGAATTTACAATATTAACGTATTATGCTACAATTACTACAGGAGGTAATAAAATGAAAATGACAATCAAACAAACTCAACAAAATGGATTCACACTAAAAACTCAAGCTCCAATGTCTTTAGACGAATCAATGGAAATGATAATGACAGCAGCATTAGCTATCATGAATGACTTCGCAAGTAAAGTACCAGACAACGACACTGGTGATAGACTAAAGGTGAAGGAAGCACTGTATGACAACTTTAATGAAGCGGCTTCTACAGTCCTCTCACAGTTTATGCCAGACAAGGAACTACGTCCTGACCTGACAGAAGAAGCTATCAAGAATATGGAAAATGAAATTATGCGTGGCATCATTGATAAGAGTAAGGAAATGGAAATGGAAAAGGAAATGGAAAAGAAGAATAAGAAATGATTACTCATGACTTCACCCGTTGCCCCAGATGTCAGTCACACACAAAGAGATCCAAGGCATTTAACGGAAATGAGTCTGAGTTTTGGTACAGTTGCACGAAGTGTTCAACATATATTAATTCCTACATTCCACAGGATCACCAAAGAGCGTTTCATACAGATTCCCACAGATACAAAGGAAACTTTGGCGGCTATGGAACTGGTAAAACACTCACGAGTCGGCAAGAATTGTACAAGCATGTCTTAATCTCACCAAATACAAATGTACTGATAGGAGCGAAAGTAGTTTCACAGTATGAACAAACAATAAAACGTGATATTGAGAAAGACATTCCTGAAGATTTTGTTGCTGGAAGTAGTGCTCAAAAGTCCTACATTGATTTAGTCAATGGTGCTAGGATTATGTTTAGACCGCTCCGTGATCCTGATAAACTTAGATCCTATAACTTAGGAATGTTCATTATCGTGGAGGCGTCTGAAACACCAGCTGAGGCGTACCACCAATTAAAGACCAGACTTAGAAATCTTAACTCAGCTATTCCTGAAAAAGATGAGTTTGGTAAAATAATATATGAAGATCGTAATGGTGTACCAATACCGAAGATTGCCTATGACTGGCGAAAAGGAATTATAGAATCAAATCCTGACTCGGGATATATCAGAAATGATGTCCTCTTAGTTAGTGATAAAATCAATAAACACGGTAATATCTTGGATGATTATAATGTGATACCAGATGCAAAAGACCGATATACGTCTTCACATGTATCTTCTACAGATGTTAACGCATATCTACCACCAAGCTTTATAGAAGAAATAACCAAGAATAAACCGAATTGGTGGACCGCAAGATTTGTACTATCATCTTTTAGCTATTCTGAAGGACTGGTGTACCCATCTACAGCCAATGCGATTATTCCCAAAGTAGATATACCTAAGAATTTCCGTAGAATATTAGCGGCAGATTACGGATTGAATGATGATTTCGTTTATATCTTAGGAGCAGTTGATGAAAAAGAAGGTGTTGTCTACATCTATGATGAGTATGTTACTAATAACCGTAACGTAGAACATCTGGCTAAAGCCTTTGATGAATTTACAGACCATGTTCCTACAGGGATGTGGGTATCACCACCAATCATGGATCCAAAATCTGGGGCTAAACGTGACTATGAGAAGAAAACATTGTACTCACACTTTGAGGACTTTGGTATATTCTTTAAACCAGGGCACGTTTCCTTAGACGCCAGGATTATTAGAACTAATACTTACATTGAATCAGGACGATTAAAGATTATGTCCAACTGTACCTATCTAATAAAGCAAATGGAGAATTATAAGTTTCCTAAGAAGCAGTTAGGTACCAGTTCAAAAGCAGACAATAAACCAATAGACAAAGATAACCATGCGATTAACCCTGTTGAATGGATATGTATGGAATTACCTGCAGATCCTAGCAAGTTAATTGGGGGACACTACGGACCTAGCTACTCACTTGCAGAAAATAAAGCAGATCGGGAATCATATTACGCTAATCCTTTAGCATCTCCGTTAAATGCACCCGATACTAAGAGTACTATGTTTGATTTTACGAAAGGAAGGTTATAATGTACGGATTTTTTAGTATCTTAGCGATATGTGCAACATTGTTGTATATCATTGCAAAATTAGAGCCAACATTTAATATCATCCACCATTATCACAATCATGCGGAGAAATCTCCAATGATTAAGGTACATTCAGAGGATGATGACAGCAATGAGACAGAAATGTTTGATGATGCACTTAAGAAAGTACAAGAATCTATTAATATAGTTAATGGACAGTTAGGAGGAGAAGATGAGCGTTGAATTACCCGAAGGAATAGAACTGAAAGATTTGAAAGATCTATTTGATGAAGCAGTCACTGAACATAAGGGAGCTCACGACAAAGCTCGGATACTTGATGGAACTGATAAAGGATATATGTGGGATGTGATAGGTGCTACGTTTCCTGATTACCAGATCTTACCAAATACGAATCACGTCGCCTATGTTAAGAATAATCTTTTAGCAAACATATATACTGTAGGCAGAGCCGCAAGTCTTACACCAACTGCCGCAGGCGATAAAGACCTGACTACGCATCTCAACATAGCAATTGAGAGGTCGTGGACCAGAGGTATGATAGGCTACGCACAAATGTTAGCGGGAGAAAGAGCCGCTTTATTAAACAAAGGCATCACAAAAGTAGACTGGGATAATACAGCTACTGGAGGTGAGGGTGATAACTTTTATAAAGGTGAACCCGTTGTTAAAAATATAGACCCACTTAAATTTGTTAGAGACCCGTGGGCAGATGATTTAGATTCTGCTGAAAGTGCATTCACTTGGGATAAGATGCATAAGAATGTTATTCTCAGAGATAAAGATTATAAAGATATCTTTCAGACATATTTAGACGGTAAATCTAAAACAACAGGTGGTAGTACTACAGAAGATTCAGTTGACCCAACAACAGATTTAGAAAACGCAAAACCAAAATCTAAGAAATATTATAAGGTTATAGAATCTTATGTGTTTGATGCAGAAGGAAAATTGTGGGAAATACACTCCGTAGATTTTTTAGAGGTGTTGTATGTTAAAGAGAGAAAACCTGCAGTGTTACCTTTTGTAGAACTATACTGTAACGTAACAAGTAATGACATCTTTGGAACTAGTGAACCTGCTAGAATCTATTCAAACTCAGTTGCAATTAATCTGACAAATTCTTTTGGATTGACTGCAGCGTATAAAAACCAACGTCCACCAAAGTATGTAAATGGAAATTCAGGCTTAGATGTAAGAGCGTTTAAGAAGCATGGTAATGATGCAGACCATACTTTTATTGTAAACGGTGATTCTACTAAAGCAGTTCACTACCACGAGTTTCCAGAATTATCAGCACAAGCTTTGTCAATTGTCCAAGGTTTATCCATGGATATACAAACAATTACTGGGGTGGATGGAAGATACACAGGCAGAGATACAGGTTCGATTTCCACTACAGGTGGCATGAATGATATGCTTAATCAGGTATCACTTATAGACCAACCTAAAATAGCCAACTATGAAAAATACTCCAAGAGATTAACCCAACTAATTCTGATGAATCTTTTAGAATTCGGTCAGAAACGGAAGTATTTTACTAAGAAAGAGAATAGCACTGAATATGAAACTATCGAGGTTGACTTCCCCGACATAGACTCTGACACGTTATTCAGCTATGAACTCAATGTGTCTGCTGTACTACCTAAGTCTAAAGAACGTATTGCACAGATGGCTAATGTTCTTATGGAGAAACAAATGCAATATGCACAATCAGGACAGCAGGGTGTAGATTTAATCACACCTGAAGAATGGTTGATGTTCCAAGACTTACCAAACAAAGAATATATGTTAGAAAGAATGGGAATACAACGATCACAAGATTACATCGACCAAGTGTCTCAGACTGTATTCGCCTACGCAGGTCTCACCGAGAAGGGTATGGATCCTGCAGAAGCAATGGTTGCAACAGCTGACCTATTACAGAATAAAGGAAAAGTTGAGCAAGACGCACAAACACAAGCACCACAAATGCAAGAAGCCCAAGCAATGGAGGGCATGTTTAATAACCAGGGTTAACCCCCTGGTTTTTTATTGACAATAAATATAATATAGTGATATACTACATGTAGAGGGTCCGCACCCCTTAAGTGTGTGTATATAGTATGTAAAATTCCTATACTACATGTTAGCCGCATAGTAATATAGCGTAAAGGAGAGGCAAAGATGAATGGAAATAAAAAAGATGTAGCTGTTAGTGATGTCTCAGAACTTGACACTCTATTAGACGGGTTAGATAATGATGAAGAAACAAAAGTAACCCCAGGTACTGTAGACGTTGAGGATGACGAGTCTAAAACTCCAGAGCCTAAACCTAAATTATCAGATGAAGATGAAGATGAAGATGATAATGAAGATTTAGATACAGATGATGAAGATTTAGATGATGACGAAACTGACAAGCCAAAAAAGAAAAAAGAAGAAGAAGAAGATGAAGAATCTAAAGTTGTTAAAAATCAGCCAAAGGATAATCACGCCTTTGCCGCAATGCGTAAAGAGAATAGTAAATTAAAAGAAGCTATTGATAATCTCGCAAGAGGCTTAGGGATAGATCCTAAAGATGACACTTCACTAGACCAGCTATCCGACTTAGCTGTTAAAGGTATTGCAAAACGTGAGGGCAAAACAAAAGAGGAAGTAATTGCCGACTCCAAGGCACAGCGTGAACTGAGTGCATACCGACAACGAGATATACAAACCCATGCTAAAAGTTCTTTAGAAAAAATAAAAGAAGAATTCGGCGTCGATCAGAAACGATTAGCAAGTTTTGTAGGGAAACTTACATCTCAAGGGTATGACTTATTATCTCAGAAAGCAGACTGGGAAGGCATGTACAAGAACATGTATTTTGATGAGATTGTGCAGAAACAAGTTGACTCTGCAGTAGAAGAAGCACTAAAGAGAGACAAAGCGGCTGATAACAATAGTGGTAAATCTAAAAAGAAACGTGGTAAGTTGAGTAACTCTAAGACAGAGGTAAGTAGTATGTCAGAGTTAAATAAGCTTTTGGATGAAATAGGATAAATTATGACACACGAAAGGGGATATATTAATGAATTTAAATGCATTAGTAGATATTAATAGTATTGTTGGGCACTTAAACCAATCAGAAGTTAACTTAACAAATCCAGAGATTTTTTATGACAAGCAATTGTTAGATACAATCAGACTGGACGAAGATCAGTACAAGTATTTCAGATATGCAAAAGAACAACCGATTCAAAACAAAGCTGATAAGTTATCAGTTCGTAGATGGGCACCATTATATGCTCATACAGTTCCTTTAGCTGAAGGTATTCCACCTAAGAGCGACAAGGGTTCAGTAGAGAAGTTTGAATTACAAGCGTATGAATATGGTAGATATATGGAGTTCACTGATGCAGTTGACTTTAAAGCAGTTGACCCAATCATTGCACATTATGTACAACAATATTCAATCGTTGCAGTTGAAACTTTAGACTTACTTGCAAGAGAAGCTTTGAGATTAAATGCTCAAAAACGTTTTGCGGGTGGAGCGGCAGATATAGAAGCTATGAGAATAGCAACAGGAGCACCATCTATGTTAGATTTAAGATTAACTGTTCTTGCTTTAAAACGATCTTTAATTAAACCTAGATCAAATGGTAATTACCATGTAATCACATCTCCTGAATTTACATTCGATATGATTGATGATGCGACAGTTGTTAAGTATATGACTCTTAATCAAGACACAATGGGATTATACAAGGGCGGATCATTAGTGCCAATGTTCGGATTAGAATTCTATGAGACTTTAGCGTCAATTATGACCGGAGAATATATCAGTGCGACTTCTAAAAAGTCTATCATTGCATATAAACTTTATGAAGTCGCAGATGACGGTACAGCTTGGATAGGTACTAGAGATGCTGATGATTATGTTTATAGAACATTTGATGAAGATGATGTAGAGTATGCACAAGTGTCAGGTTATATGTTAGATGAGCGTACTGGTGAAGAAGCTTCTTATATTCCAGAACAGAATGTATGGACATTACCAGACGGTTGGTCTGAATTAGAGATTCACCACACAATGATTTTAGGTGATGGAGCATTAATCAGAACTGGTTTAACAGGCGAAGGACAAGCAAAGACGTATGTTAAAGGTGTAGGTTCTGCAGGTGTATTAGATCCAGTGGATCAAAGACAATCAATCGGTTTCAGAATCAAATCTGTAGGGTTTGGTACTGTTAGACCTGAGGCAATTGTTGATTACTTATGTATTCCTACACAATCAAATATTTAATAGTAGGAGGTAACTAATGGCAAAATCAAAAGAGAAAGTTGAATGTCAATACTGTGGAAAAATGTATTCTCCACAAGGTTTAGGAAGTCACGAAGCCGCTTGCAGTGACAATCCAGAGAATGCAGAACCAACTGAGACACCAAAGAAAAAAGAAGTTAAGGACGATATTAGATTAGGTTACGGTAATGTAGCTGACAAACCATTGAAATACCAGGTAATGCACGCACAGAAACGTAAGCGTGAATTGGCTCAATATTATAAAACTCAAGAAAAAATTGAGGTTAATATATCGCCAATGTACAAACCTTATTTTGGAAAATCAATGGCAATCAGTTTGAACGGTATACCTATCTATGTTCCGTGCGATAACCAACGTTATAAGATTCCTAAATCCTACGCAATGGAAGTTGCGGCAAGGATAGCTAGAGTTGATGCACAAATCAACAGACAGACTAGGATGGCTAACGTTAGTAAAAACTTCGACGGTGGACAATTGGGCAGTTTGGATTTAATTCAGAAAGTATAGTAATAATGGCGAGGGGATATTCCCTCGTCTTTTTATTAGGAGGTATTATGAATTTAAATGATCTTGTAAATAGAGTGAATAGGAAACTATCAGGAGAACTGTTATCTTACTATGAATTAAAAGATTATCTTGATGATACCATTGATGACATAAACCAAAGATTAGGATCAGCCTATCCAGTATTTTCAGATTTAGATTCTTCAGTATCAGCATATGACCTCTTTCCAGACGCATGGATTAGAAAATGTGTGGTGGTTGGAGCGGCGTGGTATTTCTTTATTGCAGATGAAGAAGGAATGCTTACTGCAGAAGCGTACCAATTACTTTATGAAAGAAATTTATTTGAAATGCAGAGAGATTTCTTAAGCCAAGTGCCTGAAGAATATGTGAAAGGCTATGTGGATCCTGATACTTTAGTAGATGATGAAACTGCACCTGACCCTACTTTTGGAACTTTGGGCAAGGACTCTGATACGGGGGCGATTGTTAATGGCAGTACTTGGAAGTTATAAAACATATCAAAGACAACGGAGAGTTGTTGATGTTGAAGAATCTTTCTTCGGCGGGATGTTATTTAGAAATACTCCTATAGAAGAAGGAAATTGTAGAGTATTAACCAACTACGATATTTTAGGAGTTGGCTCATCTCTCAGACCTAGAAAAGGTTTTGTTACTTCAGTAACTTTAGATTTAGCTACAGCAAATCAAGATTACATTATACACCACAATAATAAATGTTTAATAGATGATATAGATAATGATGATGCAATATTAATGGAATACTTATTAATAGGGATTCCAACTGCTAATAATGATGGTATTACTTTTGACACATCTAAGCTAATACTCAGGGATTTACAATCAGGCGTAATACACGAAGCTACTTTATCCTCAGACAATGAAGCAGGAGCTACAGTTAATTATGATAGTAGATATAGTATGCAATCTGTTCATGACGCACAAATATTAAATCCAAGTCCTGAAGGAATATTTTCTAATGTAGAAGATAATGCTTATATAGTATATAAAGATGGGACAGAAAATGGCATAGGTAGAATTAGAGTATCCTTGTCAGGTGGGTCATATGAGTATTATCTTGAAAGAGTAACACCTAGAATACTCAGCCCTCATGAGGCAGTAAATTATGGGTACAATATGCTAGAAGATGAACCTTATGTATTTGAAAATAGCGTGAGTGCCACAGGAAGACTACAGTTATTAGGTGTTTTACCCTATAGTTTTGGTGGACAATTAAAATTTAATGCTAATGTAGGCGAAGATATTACCTTTAAATTAATATATAAGTACCCATCAAGTGCAGGAAGTTACAAAGTTCAATGGGAAGTTCAAGATGTAGAGGCACTTAGTGGCGTGCAAGTAATACAAGATGTAGCAGACTCAGACACAATCACAGCAGGAGACCCCATAGAACATACTTTCGCTGCTCCGTACAAACAGTTTTCTGTAATTGTTAAAGTGTATGATAGTGTGGATACTTCAGCTCCACTTAGAAGTATTGTTCTAGCTAATTATTATTTAGCAGATAATAGTGGGACCAGTAATAAAAATATTGATGTGAAGAATTATGATTTAGGAACAGCAACAGGTATGGCAGATTTCATGCATAAGTCAGTTTTATGGGGTGTTAATGGTGCGGGCAACACACTGTTCTTTAGTGATATAAATGACCCAAGTTATTTTCCATACCCACATGGCATAGAGCCTATGAGTGAATATATTGTTAAAGCGATTCCATTATTAGATACTCTTTTAGTATTTACTGAAACTAGAATATATCAACTTGAACCTGATTATATGACAGGTGGATTTAATACTAAAGTTATACAGGAGGATCTGAACATAAGCATGAGTGACGCAGAAACTATATTAGTCATAAAGAATATGGTTTATTTCAGAAGTGACGACCAATACTTTATGGTTGTACCGAGTGGTAACTTTGCGGGGCAATTACAATTAGCTCCAATATCTACTCAGGTATCTAGTTTGTTATATAACTTCTCAAGTAATGTTAAAGAGATCTTTGAGGAAATATATGCCCCAGATGTTAACTTTGATGAAGAATGGGCTTTAAACCTCATGGATAACTACACTTACTTAGATGGTAGTGCAGTTAAGAATATCTATAAATATAAGTTTACTTATGGAGGAAACATCAGATACTTTGAATTTGTATTAGCTTATGACACTATGCTTAGAGTTTGGAATACTTATTTAGTAGAAACTAATAAAAATAAAATGCCGCCTTTTAGAAAAGTAGTTACTTCAGATAATGATTATTATAATTTATATCCTAGAACAGATGGAAATCTTGGGATACAGTTTATTGTTAGAGATGATTTAAGTCCTAAAGATCAGATAAATTTAGAGGGGGATCAAGTTAGAGTGCTACACAATTACCCTTATCTAGACACTGGGCTTAGAAAACAAAATAACTTATATAAGAAAAGATATCGTGAATTTGTATTCACTGTTAATAATATGATGGGTGTTGAACTGTCATTTCATAATGAATTTCATTTAGATGGTATTCAAAGAACTAGTTTCTTTAATTATCATACTGAATTAATAGAAGATCCTAATGATCCTGCTTATGGACAGTTAGTAGTGATTAAGGAATATCAAGATCCAGATCTTCTCCCACCAGGCTTTAATGAAGCAACGACTCCAATACCAGGTAAAACTATATTAGGCAGTTGGAAATTAGCGTATGGTGCTTTTCCTAACTTGAAAGTTGTTAGAATTAGATTAAAGATTAGCGGTAAAGGCTACTCAGGCAGAATTAAATTATTAGCACAAGATGAATCTATGTTTCAAATGATGGATTTTGGTTGGGTATATAGAATGATGAATGCGAGGTGATGTAGATGGCTCTTAGAGATGACTTAAAATTATGGATAGCCAGACATGTTTGGATGACAATATCCGAAATGCCTGGGGATATTGTCCCTGCAGAACGTTGGAACGAATTATTCAATTTATTAATTATACAAGGAGACAATACCGCAGACACACTTAGAGATACTTTAGATTTATTATACGCCACAATTCTTAGTGAGAATGATGCATCTCCACACATAAATATTGAGGACATGGTTTTTGGAAAAGGTACTTTGAAAGAGATCTTTACTTCTATTAGACAATATATAGATGTTAGAACTGGCGCACAACCTAATGTAGTATTTTATTTAGGTGATGAACCACCCGAAGATCCAACAGGTATTGATGTTTATTTGGATACTTCTAAAGAAATACTGTAGGTGTCCTCATGACTGTATATAATATTAACACAAAAGATGAGAATGGAAATTGGGATCCTAAAAAACATTGGACTAAAACTTTAAAAGACAGTGGTGGGTGGGCAGAGAGAGTTGCCTCCTATTGGGACCCAGATTTAGAAGAATGGGTTTTGTTTGATAGATTAGAAACCGCTGTTGTAGATATCAGAACGAAAGTTGGATTAGGCGATATAGCAATCGCACCTAGAAGATATAACAATCCACCACAAGGTAGACCTGATAGTCTATATGAGATTCATGTAGATAACGGGGTAGTTAAAACATCTATTAGAGAATTTCCTGATGTTGATGAATTAGGTTGGGTAGACCAATTTGAATTAGGAAATGGAACAGATGTTGAAATAACGTTTGATGGAGAATGGATATTGTATGAAGGTATATGGCGATTAGTCACAGATGAAGTACCTTTTATATTTTGGGTAACGGATACTGGGAAGCTAATGTCACAGTTGTGGAATGATGCTTCAACTTTAGCAGAGTTAGCAACAGGTGTTGATACTGTATCAGCTATCAGAGGTTGGAAAAACTTTGATTTAGAAGTAGATCAAGGAATGGTTCTTGCATATGTTAAAACAGATGGAACGGTTTGGTATAGAAGTTATTCTCAACAATTAGATGACACAGTAATATGGGAAACTGAAAGAGAAATAACAGATTTTACTGGAACAGCTAAAAATGTTTCTTTAGCTTTAGGGCTTGATTATAGATTTATTGTAGTCATCGAAAATACAATAGGTGATATTTACTGGTTGGTTACTGAACGTAAATGGGCAGGTATGGCAATTCAGCCACACTACATTAGTTCAGCAATAACTGATATAACCTTAGAAGTTATACAGATCACTTATTATGATTCATATGAGAATGAAAACATTACAACTGGCATATCTGATATCACTATTGACATATTATTTGGTTCTCCTTATAATTCTTTTGTTAATTTAGAGAACATTGCAGATGAATTTGATGATTGGGGAAGAATAATAAATATAGAAGTTGAACACGAACTATTCAGCACACCTACAATAGTTATTTATGATATTGTGGGTAGTCAAGAATTACCAGTAGGTAATATAACAATGACTGACAGTACTCATATAACTGTGGAAATTGGAATAGCATCTGAAATAGGAATGAATAATTCAGAAGATGTCACAGTAACTTTATCAAATACATTAAATGAAGCAGGATATTCTTTTGATACTTTTAATGAAACATTCACACCAATTAATTTAGTACCAATTGCAATCCCACTACCAATAGTTGAGGAGGTGTGGAATGAGTAAAGGTGACGGTGAAAAAATAACTATTAAGTTTGATAGAAAGCTTACAAATAGTATTGATTCTTTTAGTGCACCAACACAACCATTAATAAGCGGTGTAACTACAAGTACAGCTTCTGGTTCTTCAAGTACTATTGACGTCCCAACAGAAGCAAAGGCTGGCGACCTATTACTTTTATTTTTTACTAAAGATGACAATGATCCCATAAGTATTGTAGATGGATGGGTGAGACTTTACAGTGGGACATATGGTTACAAGCATACTATAGTGGATAAAACTATTTATAATGGTGTGGATACGCAGATAACACTAACGCATGATAGTGAAGCAACTTCATCAATAATGGTTTGCATACCCGCAGGAGACGAAGTGGTTATATCTGGTCAGGAAGCAAACACCAGCACTCCTTCACCACCAACATTGACTTCTGGTTTTGTTACTGGAATGGAAACTTTGTGGATAGCATTTGCGGGGTGTGATTATAGAAATATTACAGGATTTCCTAGTAATTTTACAGACAATAATATTGCTTCAAATTATTATGCTGGAATAGGAATAGCAACGTTAAATTCTATAAATCCATCTGAATCACCAAGTAATTTTACAATATCAGGTACAGATGGGGTAAGTGCAGGAACGTTGGCAATATCTGTTAAGTCTAAAGAGGACTTGTTTAATGCTTCACTTAAAGCAGGACTCATAATAACGGGCGAAGAATATGAACACATCAATGGACCCTTAATAGATAAGAATTATGAAATAGGGTCATCTAGTTTACACCCAAGTTATCCAATTGGTGACCATTTATTAATTGAAGTTGCACCATTTAATAGATTTAGAAATGTTGAAGGAAATTTAACAGTCACATATGATGCTTCTTTAGGCAGTCTTATGGGGCGTGGAGGATTACTTGAAAATTTTGAAGCAAGTTTTTTACCTTTAGATTTAATACCTAAACTTAATCCTCATCAAAGTGAAAATATAGTTGCTGGAATAACAGATATTAATTTAACTGTTACAGAAGTAATTTATACAGATTCATTTTTAGAGGAAAATATAGTTTCTAGTATTGCAGATATAAATATTGTTGTTACTAAAGTCGGAGCTAGTCCATTATAATAGAGAGGTGATTTATATGGAAGTAAAACAAAAAATAAATATACACAACAGGTTTGATGTTGAAGTCAGAGATGTTGATGGAAATTTAAAACAAGAAGCAACGGGCTATAATATAGTTTTGGATTCAATGTATAACAGATTATGTGGGGGTAATTCTTATTTTGATTATATTCATTTTGGTACAGGCACAGGCACACCTGTTGCGAGTGGAACAAGCCTATTCACACACTTAGGAACTAAAATTGGTGTTAATGAAGAACAAGTAAAGGCAATACCAAATTCAAGTTGGAAGCAAAAAATTGTACTTGCTCCCGAAGAATATGTTGGTGATACTATTACAGAAGTTGGAATTGCTTATGGTTCATCTTCTAGTTATTTAGTAACTCATGCTATGTTAAAAGATTCAGAAGGAAACCCTATCAGTATTACAAAAACATCTACTGATGTTATTACAATTTACGCAACAATATTCGTTACGTTTGATACATCGATTCCCGAATTAACTTATACAGGAATGCCTAATGGTAATGAATTAGTTAATTATTTAATAGGGGGTTCATCAGCACCAACAGGTTCTTTTGGTTTAAATGAATGTGTAGCACCGTACGTAAGATTAGGTTCAACAAGCTATGCTTCATGGACATCAGATGTTGCAAATAAGAAAAGAAAAACTGATGTTAAACGATTTGATATTAATACAGGTAATGGAAATGTGTTAGCAATTGACTTTGGCGATATGTTTGCTTTAGAATTACCTGCAACAGGTATATTTAGTGGACAACCTTATGTAGATGTACCTATTGGTACTGGTGATGGGGCAGAAACTGTATTTGAAATTCCATCTTATAATATTCAGAGTGGTATGTTAGATATAAAAATAGATGGTATAGCTACAACAGCGTTCACAAGTTTGATTGAAACAGGTGGGG